GAACAAGCACAAATCATTAGTACATTTGTACGTTTAGGCGTACTTGTGTGGTCCGGCGGGATATTGACTCTTAATTATGTGTCAATTCCAGGAGTACCGCAACAAAAAATAGATCCGACTTTTATAGCCTCTGTTTTTACAGGAGTTTTAGCTAGCTTTGGGATTCAGACTGCTTCTAAGAAGGGTGATGGTACTATGAAGATGAATGGTAACGGTGCTCCAGGGCAAGTTACTAAGAAAGAGATGGAGGAACTACTGGCAAAGTCTAGTGGTGGACCTGTTCAAACAATTAGAATTGAGCAAGCACCTCTGAAGATTACAACTGATACTAAACCTGAGGAACCTTATAAGTTATAATGGGATTTGCACTTGAGATAAAAGAGGGTACTAAAACCTCTCATACGATGGCCGAAAACACTGGGTTCGTTAAGAACTTCCTTAAAGGTGTGATCAGCGAAGATAGTTACAAGACTCTTGTGGCAGACTTCTACTTTGTTTATAGAGCATTAGAGGAAGAATGCGACAAGCATAGAGACCACCCTGTTCTCGGTCCTATATTATCTGACAAACTTAAGAGAACTAATTCACTTGAACAAGACCTTAGATACTTCTATGGTCCTGTTTGGAGATCCATTGTACAACCATCGGAGTCATGCCAAAAGTATGTTAATCGCATACGAGAGGTAGAACCAGAACTATTAGTAGGACACCACTACACACGTTACCTAGGTGACCTGTCTGGTGGACAGATCCTCTATAACATTGCTAGTAAGGCACTTAACCTAACTGATGATGGTCTTAAGTTCTATGACTTCCCTCAGATATCAGACAAGAAAGAGTTTAAGACCAAGTACCGTGAGGCATTGGATAATTTACCTATTGATGACGATAAGAAGAACATGATTATAACTGAAGCTAACTATGCTTTCCAACTTAACATGCTCGTGTTTGAGGAGATTCAAGGTAACAGTGTTGGAGGATTCCTCAAATATATTCTTGGATTGGTCTTACCTAACAGAGGGTAAAGTACCTATTGTCCTGGTATCTAAATAATGGTAGATTTAAGGAGAAGAGATGATCTGAGTCTTCTTCGTTATGGATGTTACAAAACTGGAGAGTGTTAAATGCACAATCTTATGTCCCAAAACCAACTAGGCAGTTGGACTATCAATGATAGTAGTATCGGATTACACGGTCACCCGACCAAAATAGAGAAGATCAACGATTATTACGAATGCCTTATTGAAGCAGGGACAAACAAGTCAAGTAAACGTATCTGCAAACAGCTTATGATTGAAAATTAGGTCAATGTGGGGGTTTAAACACCCCCATTTTTAATGAGTACTTATACTTGTATAATTATATGTGTACTTCGTCTTCGCTGACCATGGAGAGGAACAACATTCGAGATGAGATTATGTGGTGGATGTCTAGAATTACAGTAATGCTAGTGTCTTTGGCACTATCGTTTACATTAGCAGCACAAGCATATGCCGCCGAGATCCTGATGGGGTCGGGCGGTAATTTAGTTTTTAGTCCTAGCGAGATTACAATCTCAGCAGGTGAAACAATTACGTTCACGAACGGAGATCTACCACCGCATAATATGCAGGTAGAAGATCACCCAGAACTATCCCATGGGGACTTAGCGTTCTCTGCTGGTGATAGTTTCGACGTTACCTTTTCCGATCCAGGAGATTACAACATACAATGTGATCCTCATTCTGGTGCTGGTATGAAGGGTGTGATACATGTCACATAGTTATACTAACCCCTCTAAGAAGCAAGACCTTGCTCACTTAGAGGCAAATGTTGAGGAGGGAGTGGATGAACATGGGTTTAGTAAAAGAAAACCTATCAGTGATCGAGAGTGTATTTACAAATGTTTAGACAATAATAGAGCACTTGCTGGTCTTGATAGGAAACAAGTAGAGAGGTTAGCTAAGCAGTTTGAGACGATGAGCGATGATACGAAGGTGGAATCCGAATATCCCCCGTTGTAACTGAGTTTCATTCTCAATAAGGGGTTGCTTTTTGCGAAAAGATGTGCTATATATTAAGTGTAACTTTAATTACGATATGGCGTATACTATTACTCTTCGCAACCCTGATGGTGCTGAAGAAAAGCTCTCAGTTGAATCAGATCAGTACATTTTAGATGCTGCTGAGGAGGCAGGTATCGACTTACCCTCATCATGTAAGGCAGGTGCTTGTTCATCATGTGCTGGTAAGGTCTTAGAAGGATCAGTTAATAATGAGGAGCAATCCTTTTTGGATGATGAGCAGATGGAAGCAGGATGGACTCTTTTATGTGTCGCAATGCCTGAGTCGGACTGTGTTATACTTACAGAACAAGAAGAGAATATCATTTGAGCACTAGATATAAAGAAGTAGGAGTTGACATCGAGGCGGGTAACGCTTTCGTTGATCAACTCAAACAGAAAGCACCTGCTATTGGTGGGTTTGGTGGTATGTTTAAGGTACCTACTGGGTATGAGAAACCTATCTTGGTTTCTGGTGCCGATGGTGTAGGTACTAAGATAAACATATCACGACTCGCTGGTGACTATAGTACTATAGGTATTGACCTTGTTGCTATGTGTGTCAATGATGTGATTTGTTGTGGTGCTAAACCATTATACTTCTTAGATTATATCTCAACCCAGAAGATAGATGATCGATTGGATAAGATCATGGAAGGTATCATTAAGGGATGTGAGATAGCAGGTATAGAACTCATAGGTGGTGAGACTGCTGAACATGGTAGATTTGCCAAGGATATTGATCTTGCTGGTTTTTGTACAGGTATAGTAGAAGAGGATAAGATAATAGATGGGAGTCGTATTAAACCTGGCGATAAGATTATTGGTATAGAGAGTAGTGGTTTACATAGTAATGGGTACAGTCTTATCAATGATATGTTACTGTCGTCTAAAATATGGTGCGTTACTGATGAGTTGATGGCACCTACTAGAATCTACGCAAAAGAGATTGCTAAGTTATTGGAACCAAAGTTTGTTCACAAGCATCCCAACTTCCTAACTAGGGAAGAGATTCCTATTCTTGGTATGGCACACATCACAGGCGGTGGACTTGAGGAGAATCTATCAAGGTGCTTACCCAAAGGGTTGACACTAGATATTGATTGGAACTCATGGACAATACCACCTATCTTTAATAAGGTTAGGGAAGTAGGTGAGGTACAAGATGAAGACATGAGAAAGATATTTAATATGGGTATCGGTTACTGTGTTGTTGTACCACCTGAGGCGGTTGATGATGTTATGTTACTAATAGATTATCCATCCCAAGTTATAGGAGAAGTATGTCAGACGTAGTATGGTCAATAAATATTATGCTAGTTATCCTACTCATTGGTGTAGGATACTCAATCTATTGGATCTTTAAATATGATGATTGGAATCCTAATCCTGTTCCTGATACCGACTCCAGTGTTAGCACTGTCGGACATACAGGAGAGTTATAATATATTAAATCATTGGCAAGAGATGATGTATGACTATCAGTTGAGGCAGAAGGAACCACAACCTGAACCTGAATATATAATAGACGATGCATTAAAGAATTATGGGTACAATGACCCCACCGAGTCGGAAGAGTTGTTACAACTTCCGAGTAGTATCGATTGATAAGGTACTAGACGGTGATACAATAGATGTAACGATTGATCTAGGATTTGATCTATTTAAAAAAGAACGTGTGAGGATAGCAGGTGTCGATACTCCAGAAAAAAGAACGAGGAACCTTGAGGAAAAAGCACTCGGCATTGATGCGACTGAATGGCTTAAAGACAAGCTCGAAGGTGCTATTAACGGTGACGATGACCTTATTATTAGGACTGAACTTGTTGGTGGGGTCGGTAAATATGGTCGTCTTCTTGGGTGGTGTTATATCGGGGACGCAACTGTGTCGCTTAACGAAATGATGATCGACCAAGGATATGCTCACGCATATGATGGAGGAACAAAAAATATGGATTTAGAGGTACTAAAAGAGATACGTCGCAATCAAGGAACCTATGTCGATCCAAAGTGAGAAGAAAGATAACATCATAAAGAGGATGAAAGAACTCACTCTTTTATTAGATGGTACATTTGAGATGGCAGGTACACTTAACAGTGTAGGTAGGTCATCCAATAAGATTATTATTGAATATGACATTAAGTCTAAAGACGATTGACCCATTCCCATACATGTTTAAATCATCCTTTGATTTTGGATGGGTACATGTTAAAGAGGAGATTGAAGCAGAGATAGAGAGATCGCAAAAGATAATAGAAGAGGTAGGTGGTGTTGACACTCCAGAGAAGGGTGGTGGCACCACCTCTGTTGTTCTGCGTAATAGTATCCATAATATATTTGGTGAGAAGTTTCACCAGCATATAGATGGTATGTTATCTCATGTATGGGAACAGTGGCATCTAGATATGGATAGGAGTCGTTATGTCAGTGAGAGTTGGATTAATAAGCACCCTACTGGAGCATGGACAGAAGAACACTACCATCACAATGTAGTGATAGCATCAGTCTGTTATTTGTATGCTCCTCATGGTACTGGTAATCTTATGGTAAAGAATCCTTTCATGCCCTTTAGGATGGGTGACCCATTAGATCAAGCATTTTTTTATCATAAGAACGATTGGACTACTGTACCAGTCAAGACTAACGATATAGTATTCTTTCCAGGATGGTTAACACATAAAACAGAAGAAAATAAGGTTGATAATGATAGATATATTATGTCAATGAATTTTAGGTGTGGCTAATGGAACCGATCCAGAAGGTCAATTACATAGGAGTCGATGGTGTCTACGTTAGGTATCTTCAAGTACCGAGTATCCCAAATTTTAACCAAGGTGGGCAATATACTTTTCCGTACTATACTAACGTTGTTCTGCCCCTTGGTGTCCCTATTGTTGACCTCCCTGGTTGTGTCGAGGCACATCAAGAGTCTTCCAGGAAGAGTAAACACACTCCTAACCTCCAAGAGGATGACCCCAACGCTACGTATACCATATGTCCTCATGGACAGTATCCATCTTTTAATGCTATGGATTTTACCCCTGATGATATGACAATCATTAGGGAACAGGTAGCACCTAACGTAGCACCCCCACCAGACCCACCAGGAACGCCTGAGACACCCGCTACAGGTGACTTAACAGAGGAAGAGGTACCGTGTCCTGGACCTAATCAACCAAGGTTAGGGACGCTTGGACCTAATGAAAAAGAAAAGGTCAGTGGATATGAACTCCAAGCTGACCCTATTACTAAAAAAGAAATTTGTGTGATATTATATGAGGACATCGGACCTATAGAACAGTATCTACCCAGTGCACAGATAGCATCAACTACTGCTGCGATTGCGACTGTGGCTGGAGCGAGTGCCCTACTTGCCAAACCCCTAGCTGATCTGCTGCTGAGGGTTTTTCGTCCTGCGATAAAGACGGCTCTGACCAAGGTAAACGCCATCCTCGGAAGAAACCCCACGAGACCTTCTCGTCAGGAGAATCTTGCGAATGATTATCGGAAGAAGAGAGGTCTTCCGAATCTGACGAAGCCGTCGGGGAAACCTCTAAAGGAAGCGAAGAAGAAGAAGAAGTTTCTTCTGTTTTAGGTGTAATAGTATGGTTGTGATTAGCTACCACTCCGGGTGGATTGACTAGCATCACGTCTGCACATACAGCAGCATATGGTGACTTCGGATGGAACATGATACCAGCCTTCATCAATTCACCACAATTTTTTAGACGAGCTATCTCGAAGTCCAACCTTTTATTAGCTGTTAGTTGAGCACGATAACTGTTGTGTAACTTTGCTGCTTGCTTACAGAGTCGTTCCTGCTCCTTGTCTAGACTAAAGGAGAAGGTAGCACTGAGACCTAGGTTAACATTTTGAGAAGATTTCTGTCCTGTCCTAGTAGGAACGTAGTATAATATTTGGCCTGGGTTATCAGGCACGCCATCGTCGTTGGCATCAACGTTATTGTAGACTGGATCTTGGTAGATAGCCTCGTATGGATCCTGCCATGACCCTGTTCGAGTAATATATGGTGTCAAATTCATGGTAGGCCCTTGACACGAGATTCCATCACCATATTGAGAGGTGATGTATGGACCTTGTAATACCTGTATAGCTTGGTTGGTGACTGAGCCAGAAGAATTCGCAATCGGATTAGCAGTAGCAGATACACCACCAACGTCGGTTTGAGCCATGGCTGGTGCTAATTGACTACAAGATAGTGCTATTGCGAGAAGATACTTGTCGTATCCGTTACGGAATTTATAGTTGTTTCTCTTTGAATGACCGTGTGCGTCTGAAGCCCGGGGCCATTGTAATGCTCGGTAAACTGAAAACTTGCCCCTGGAGTGGTTTGGGTAAAGTTCGGCTTGTTTTGGGAGTTTAAATCTAATCCAGTCCATGTTGAAGTCACACCGTTGATGGTATTATTGTGAGATGTAGTCTCAGTTGGTGCGATGTTATTACTATCAGGTTGAACCCCTGCCCCAGAAATGGAGTAGGTATAGCCTGTCGAATAGTCCATCGAATTTATCGTCTCATTTATTGTAGACGTTGTTTCTGTATGGCTCGTCATCGAGCCCTGGGTGAAGTTTGGGACCACGGGGACCGCCTTCACAGGTACAGCACTTACAAGTACAGTACCCGCAGCAATCACATATGGGACAATCTTTTTCATCACTCACTATCTGATCTCTAGTTCTGTTACGAACTGTCCAGTAGTTACAGTACCTGTACCACCACCAACGGCAGTCAATGTATGCCCTGAAGTTACAGTACCTGTACCAGTACCACTACCAACACCAGTAGATGTTTGAATAGAGTAGTCACTAACAGCACCTAAAGCTGGAGCAGTAGTTTCTATTACGTCACCCTGAATGAATGACTGACTAAAAGTATAGGCACCGCCAGCACTTGTCTGTGTGGCTGTGGAAACCGATCCCTGTCCTACACCTGCGGTTAGTGTACCTAAGCCACCAACGTTACCGTCAGCAGAGTTACCACCACCAACGTCCATTGTGACACCAGATCCAGAGGCTGAATATGTACTTCCCATTCTAGTGACTTGGGTTGCAGCAGCGTTAACCTGGAGCTGGGTCGATGATGTCATCCGATGCATGATATCTGCTCGACTCGCCGACGGAGTAAAAATCCCCGCTAACATAACAAGAAAGAAAATTCTTTTCATTTTGAATCAACAATCCTTATTATATGTATGCGATTTGTAGCTATCAAAATAGGTGATTGATCATGGGTGCTTATACCCACTATAGGTGGCACTTATGGACGTTCGGGAGTCCACACCCACAGGACTTGACAAGGAAATTAAGGTACTATATAATATTGTTACGTTTCTTTACAAACATATGACTACCATAACCGAAGACGGCGGCAGACAAAACATGTTTGCTAAGGAGCCTCCTATACAACTCATTCAACAGGACAAGACTATGAACGAAAACGCAGAGCTTCAGAACGGACGTTGGGCTATGATCGGAATAGTAGCAGCATTAGGTACGTACGCAGTAACAGGACAAATCATTCCAGGTGTGTTCTAAAGTATAAATACTTATCCTTAACAAAATATCCTGGTTTCTAACATGGGCGAACTTTCAGCCGCTACCGACTCAATCTCACCCTCAATAGCACTTCTATGGCCTTTCTACCCCTTTGCTGTGGTAGTGCTACTAGAATTATTTCTACGTGCTATGGATGGAGATGATGATGATGATTCTCCTGGTGGTGGCACACGAGTCCGTGTATCAGAACCAGTACCAGTACCAGTACCATCATGATCGATCTATTCTTCAACCCTTATAGAGAGTTACTTGAATTTGGATTCTTTGTGTCTATTGGCTTGACAGCTGGGTCACTGGGCGTGTTATAATAAATAGCGAGGGTGGCAAGGACTTGTTCCCCCTATTCAGTGGTCCCTAACAGGAATACTCCACCCTCATACTCCCCCTAACCAAGACCATGGGGTCATAATGTCTTATCATACAAGTAAAATAAACGCCCTATTAACTCAATGACAACTCTTCAAAAGAGAGACGCATCATTGCTAGGTGGATGGGACGAGTTTTGTGAGTGGGTAACTTCCACTAACAATCGTATATACGTTGGATGGTTCGGAGTCTTAATGGTTCCATGTCTTCTAGCTGCTACTACTTGTTTCATCGTAGCCTTCATTGCTGCTCCACCCGTCGATATTGACGGAATCAGAGAACCTGTTGCTGGTTCTTTAATGTACGGTAATAACATCATCTCTGGTGCTGTTGTTCCATCAAGTAACGCTATTGGTTTACACTTCTACCCTATATGGGAAGCTGCCACACTAGATGAGTGGTTGTATAATGGAGGTCCATACCAATTGGTCATCTTCCACTTCCTTATTGGAATCTCTGCCTATATGGGTAGACAGTGGGAGTTATCATACCGTTTAGGTATGAGACCTTGGATCTGTGTAGCATACTCAGCTCCAGTATCTGCTGCTTTCGCAGTATTCCTCGTTTATCCTTTCGGACAAGGATCTTTCTCTGATGGTATGCCTTTAGGTATATCAGGTACGTTCAACTTTATGTTCGTATTCCAAGCAGAGCACAATATATTGATGCACCCCTTCCATATGGCAGGTGTCGCAGGTATGTTTGGTGGTGCATTGTTTGCTGCCATGCATGGTTCACTCGTTACATCTTCTCTAATAAGAGAGACTACTGAAAATGAATCTCAAAATTATGGATACAAGTTCGGACAAGAGGAAGAGACATACAACATCGTCGCCGCCCACGGGTACTTTGGACGACTCATCTTCCAGTATGCCTCTTTTAATAACTCTCGTAGCCTTCATTTCTTTCTTGCTACTTTTCCTGTTGTTTGCATATGGCTTACCTCTATGGGTATATGCACCATGGCCTTCAACTTGAATGGGTTTAACTTCAACCAGTCTATCGTATCGGCAGACGGTAAAGTTGTTCCTACATGGGCAGACGTTCTTAACAGAGCGAACCTAGGGATGGAAGTTATGCACGAGCGTAACGCTCACAACTTCCCACTTGACTTAGCATCTGCTGAAGTCTCAGAGGTTGCTTTGTTAGCACCTGCAATTGGTTAATATAACCATAACTCAAAGACCCCATCTTGGGGTCTTTTTTTGTATAAATAAATCAGTTTGGCATTAGATAATGACATCATTAATAGATCCAAAGAAGTATAACGACGCTGTGACCGAATTGAGGTCATTTTTTTTGTCTAAAAATTTTCTTGAGGTTCATACCCAGAATAGGTTAAGCATTCTCGCTGCCTGTGAAGATCCAGAAACAGTAGCAACCTATAATTACGGTGGTAATGTTTGGCCACTACCACAAACAGGTCAGATGTGGTTAGAACATGAATTACTATCCGATCCTTCTAAGGAAGGATTTTTTTGTGTCTCAACCTCATATAGGGCAGAACCAAACCCAGTAGCAGGAAGACACGAAACTATCTTCCCTATGTTCGAGTTTGAGATGAAGGGAGGTGTTGGAGAACTACAAGAGATGGAGATTGAACTCTGTCGGTGGTTAGGTATAGCATTAGATGAATCTAACATCAAGACCTATGCTGAGTGGGGTGACAAGTATAAGGTGAAAGAACTTGATCATGGACATGAGTCTGCCATCCGTAGAGGTATGATTACAGACTTCCCTGAGTGGACTTCTCCTTTCTGGAATATGTCTAGGAATGATGATGGTACCAGTAGGAAGATAGATGTCATCCTAGGTGGTATGGAGACCATAGGCAGTGCTGAGAGGAGCACTGACAAGGATCAGATGAGAGACACCTTCCATAGTATCTCTGAAGGTGGATATGCTGCTCTTCTCTATCGTAAATTCGGTAAGGAAAGGGTGGAAAAAGAACTCGAAGAGTTCTTAGACTTTGATTTCTTCCCCAGAAGTGGAGGAGGAATCGGTATTACTCGTCTAATTTCAGCCCTTTCATAGGGCTTCAATGTAAGGTGGTGAAATGGTAAACACAGCTGTCCGTTTAACAGCCGATTCCTTTGCGGGTGTCTTGGAGGTTCGAGTCCTTCCCTTACAGTTTAAACATTTATTTAGCTTGACAAACGCTCTTTTGTGATGTAAATTGACTTTTTGGTTCCAAATATTCGGGAAAAAAAACTTCGGGTATTTTTTCCCTGTAGGGTTGAGCTAAATATTTCGTAAGTAAGCGTTATTCTTATGACAACTATAGAAGAGCATATTAAGCATGATCATGAGATCCTAGATGATCCAACAACCAGTGCTGCTGCGCGTAGGCATATAAAGGAAGAATTACATGATTTGGAAGTGTATGAGGAGAATCATCATGATGAGATAGTAGCAGGTGATCATCACGATCCTAATGCTATTGAACTGTTTTGTGAGACACATCCAGACGAACCAGAATGTTTAATATATGATGATTGATGAATTTTATTGGAATATATGATGACATTATCACTCTCGATGAGTGTAATGTAATTCGACAATATTATGAAAGGCACCCAGATAAGCAAAAAGGTCAAATAGGGTATGGGTTTGTAGATCCAGATTTAAAGGACTCTACAGATTTGTATACGAGGTTTACTGAGTCTTTATTGACCCATAGGATCCTTTATGGTGCCCTAGAACAAGCATTTAAGAGATATGAGTCCGAACATACCTGTATGACCCATACAGATCGTTTCTCACTCCACGATTCGTTTAATATTCAAAAATATAACCCTGGTGGTGGATTTAAACTCTGGCACCATGAAACTACAAATTTTGTGAATTATCCCAATCCACAGACTACTAGAGTCTTGGCATGGATGGTTAATTTGAACGATTGTCCTGGTGGCGGGACAATGTTTATGGATCAGGATTTTACAATGGAAGCAAAGTGTGGTAGGTTATCTTTATGGCCCGCAGGATTTACACATGTTCATAAAGGTCAGATATCAGAAACACACGAAAAATACATAGCAACAGGTTGGTTTAACTACGATACCCCGAACTTTAAATGAACTTCACAGTATACTCTAAGGATGGTTGCCCATTCTGCTCACAGGTCAAGCAAGTACTAGAGCTTGCCAATTTGAACTTTGTGGTGTATGATCTTGGGAAGGACTTCAATCGAGAAGCCTTCTATGAGGAATTTGGATCGAAATCCACGTTTCCTCAAGTAACTGTTAACGGTAAAAAACTCGGTGGATGTACCGAAACTGTTAAATACCTTCGTTCACACAATTTCGTATAAAAATGGAAGAGTTATATCTATTGGCCGAGCGTGCTATGGATGTTGCTATCACTGAAAAGAAGTTTTTCTTCAAAGTATATGACTATCTAACCAACATTAAGGCTAAGCGTAAAGACGCTACTGAATTCTTAGAGAGTTCAACTGTTGTAAGCATTAGAAAGACAATTGACGATCTAGATGAATTTATCAAGGGAGGAAACGACCAAGATCACAAACAGATAAGGGAGGGTTACTGCTTTTTGCATAAACCAGAAGCAAGAAAAATATCACGTTATTTAAAGGGACTTTTAGCAGATGCAGAGCAGTACGAACACGACAAAAGACCAGGGAGACGTAAAAAAACAGTCAATAAATAAAGGCATAGAGCTTATGCTCCCACGTTCAAGGAGGGAAATACCCAAGTCAAATATCGACTTAGACGTAACTTTACCTTTAATATTATGGAGAGTACGTTTAAGATTAAAACTAGACATAACTCGTGGAGCATGACCATGGAAACTAACGTAATTCTTTTCTTCGCAGGGGCATTAAGCATATTGTTTTTGATGATAGGTGGTGTTATAGGTTGGATATATAAGGGAGCAGTTGATACTAATACATACAAGCGTCAACTCAACAATCTTCATCCAGAGTTCTTAGATGGCAATGGAGCATACGTGAATGAGGAACTTTTAGCAGTTCGATTCATGGATCCAGAAGACATACTTGACGAGGAGGACGATTAGTAGTATACTGATTTGAGGGTAACTTAAACTATGGCTAAAAAATTACCAAACGATGCCCTGTTGACAGAAATATTCCAACAGGTATCATCGGCAAAGACAAAGGCAGAAAAAATTAAGATTCTGCAACAATACAATAACGATGGGTTGAGAGCTTGTCTGATCATCAATTTTGATGAATCACTAGAGTTCTTACTTCCCACTGATGGTGAGATTCCATACAAGAAGAACGATGTACCCATAGGGACTGAGCACTCTCGCTTAGACCATGAGTACAGAAAGTTCTACCTATTATTCAAGGGTGGTGATACTACTCTATCTGGAATGAAGCGTGAACAAACCTTCATATCCATGTTAGAGGGTCTACATCAAGATGAAGCAGAGATGTTTATCTTATGTACACGTAAGGATCTACAATCCAAATATAGGATAACAAAGCAAGTCGTTGAATCCGCATTCCCTAAAATTGAATGGGGTAACAGGGGATGACCGTATGGGAATCCAATGATGCTGTCCCTGAGAAGGAGTCCAAATATGGTATCATCCTTCTAGAGGCAAATTGTAAGGAAGAACTTGCTAGAAATAAGAAATTACCTCGTAATTCTTACATAGTCTCCTATACGGAGAATGGAGTGGTCCATTATGACATCATTATTGGTCTTATGACTAATATCTTCGATTGTTATTATGATTCCCTAGGGAAGGGAAGTCTACAAACTATTAAGTATACAGATGGAACAGTTTCCTCAAAACTCTTCAGCAAAAAACGATATCTCGGATCAAGTAGAGGTGTTGTTGAAGAGAAAAAATGATATGTTCAAATTTAAGTCAGAAACAGAAGATCTAGATGATCTAGCAGACGAAATATTTGACGCATTAGCAGACCATACATCATCGCAACATGAAACTACGGAAGCAGATTAAAGAAGCACTTGACAAACCTTGGCTTTATAAGGATGAGGAGATAGAATATCTCCAGATGAAATTGAAGTCGGAGAACAAGTCTAGAGATGTCGAACTATGGTATCGACGCACTAAGCAAGGATTTAGTAATTACGACAAACCCTTATGACCGTTAATTTGATTACTTGTACCCCTGATGCTGAAAAGACTATGGGGTATATTGCTAGGGTATCTAACCCTAATAACCAAGACAATCCAGAAGTTGCTGGATTATTAAAGTACTGTGTTAAGCACCATCATTGGTCTGTCTTTGAACAGGCTCATATGACGTTAGAGATTGAGACAACTAGAGGTCTCGCTGCTCAGATATTACGTCATAGGTCTTTCACATTCCAAGAATTTAGTCAAAGGTATGCTAATACCAATTACCTTGCTACGAATATACCTTTACCTGAGTTGAGAAGACAGGACGATAAGAATCGACAGAATAGTATTGACGACTTACCTCAGAAACAGATAAAGGATCTTCATAAGATTATAGACAAATATTTTGCTGAAGGGTTGGATATATACAACGAACTTATACGAGAAGGGATAGCAAAGGAGTGTGCTAGATTTGTACTACCCCTTGCTACACCTACAAAGTTGTATATGACAGGTAGTTGCCGTTCTTGGATCCACTATATAGATTTAAGGTCGGCACATGGGACACAAAAAGAACATATGATCATCGCTGAAGAGTGTAGATCTGTATTTGTTCAACAGTTCCCAATTGTCGCACAAGCCCTTGATTGGATTTAATTATGCCCACCTATGCCGTAAAAAACCTAGAGACTGGTGAGAAGAAAGAGTTCACCATGACTATGCAAGAGTATTCCGATTGGAGGGATGCTAACCCTGATTGGGACAAAGATTGGCAAGCTGGAGCTGCTGATGTAGTCTCTGGAGTAGGAGACTTTCAGGATAAACTTCCTGATGGTTTTAAAGATCGACTTCGCAATGTTAAGAAACATCACCCTTACGCACGATTCGAGGCACCTTAGCCTATGACAGTTACTAAAGTCAAGAAGAAACCAAGCATGGTCGGTTTGACCAGGAGACAAATGAAAAGAAAACCCATAGGAATCCAACATCTAGTACCCGTAAAACCTCTTACTCCAAGTCAAGAGAAGGTATTTGATGCCTATGGAAAGGATAAGAATCTTTTCATGTATGGATCTGCTGGAACGGGAAAAACGTTCATAGCAATACATCTTGCTCTAAAGGAGATACTTGACGAAAAGTCACCTTATGATAAACTGTATATTGTAAGGTCTTTAGTACCTACAAGAGAAATTGGTTTCCTACCAGGAGACCATGAAGACAAATCTGAACTATATCAGATACCATATCAAAATATGGTAAGATATATGTTTGAGATGCCAGACGATGCGTCCTTTGACATGTTGTATGGCAACCTAAAAGCACAGAAGACAATATCTTTCTGGAGTACCTCATTTATACGTGGTACTACTCTTGACAATGCTATTGTGTTAGTGGATGAGTGTCAAAACTTGAATTTCCACGAATTAGATAGTATAATAACAAGACTTGGTGTTAACACCAAAATCATGTTCGCTGGTGATATTAATCAGACTGACCTAACCCGTACCAATGAAAGGAACGGTATATTAGAGTTCATGAAGATTATTGAAAACATGAGTGAATTCGCCTCTATAGAGTTCGGTATCGATGATATCATCCGATCTGGACTTGTGAAATCTTACCTTATATCAAAGCATAATCTTGGACTTCAAGCACCTTAACGAACATACTTTTACTGACATAAAAGCTAGCACAACGGTTAATGGAAGGAGATACGATGTCGGTGACGACGTGTGGTACCCTTCCGTTACTACTGTAATAGGAGAGATGAAGAAGAAGTCCATCATGGACTGGCGTAGGAGAGTAGGAGAGGAGGAAGCAAATAGAATCAGCAAACGTGCTACTACTCGTGGTAACAAATGCCATAAGTTAGCAGAAGAGTATTTGCTCAATAATAGTCTTAGTAAGTATAAGGATGATGTCTTGTCCCTAGGGATGTTTCATCAAATCAAGCCTTATATTGACAAGATAAATAATATACACGCACTTGAAGCACCCTTATATTCCCATACGTTGAAGCTCGCTGGTAGAGTAGACTGTATAGCAGAGTATGAAGGTGAGCTTGCGATTATAGATTTTAAGACATCAACTAAGACAAAACGTGAAGAGTGGGTACAAGACTACTTTTCACAAGAGACAGCGTATGCTATAATGTTTCAAGAACTAACTGGCCAAAAGGTCAAGAAGTTGGTAACAATCATCGCTGTTGAGACTGGTACTCCTCAGATCTTTGTTGTTCGTGACAAATTAAAGTACGTTCACAAATTAAAAGAGTACATTGACTACTATAGGAGTGTTCATGGCGACTGGTAAAAAAGTAAATGATGTCCTTGAGGAGAATTTTATGACTGCTGCTAAGTTTTCATTAGAAATAGAGAACATAGTAAAGGATGGAGAACTCAATTATATTGAGTCTATCGTCATGTTCTGCGAGGAGAAGAATATTGAAATTGAGAACGTTAATAAACTTATTAACAAACCTCTTAAAGAAAAAGTTAAGTATGAGGCACAGAAATTAAACTATATCAAGAAAGGAAGTCGAGGTTTCCTTGCCCTATGAATGGGCTAGAAGCATATCGCATGTACCTCGGAATGAGGAACCATTTCAAATCAAAGACTTACGATTTCGTCAGAAGTCCTTACGGCAAAGCAAAACAAGAGACTTACGACAAGAGAAAGGACAAATATTTTTTCGTGAAATTATCACGCAAATATGATGAAGAACAATTGACTAACTTCTATCTTGCTAATTTTGTAGCAGATAATTGTGAGTGGATTGGTGCTATGAGTGCCAAAGGTGAGAAGAACTATCAGGAATATATAAAAAAGATTCAGTCACTATCATATGTCTTTAAGACAGATGCTCAGGTGATGAAGGAGTCATGTGATGACTTTGAAGAGTTATTTGAAGGAAAACCACATCCGACCTTGATAAAATTGTGGTTAGGTGGTAAAATTAATTTAGAGTCTGTTGTTATTATGGACAAGATCTTTGGTTTTGTTAGTAAGGTACCTGCTACTGACCCAGTGTGGGAAACCGCAAAGACAAAGATCCTTAAATATAAGCCCCTTCTCAAGATACAATTTGAGAAGCATAGAGTAGTATTAAAGGAGTTATTCTTATGAAATTCTTCGAGTCTGAAGTAGTTCAGACTGAGTTAAAGCGTATGCAAGAACTCTATGTGGATATAAACCGCATGGGGATTATCCTTAGCATTGATCAGAAGATCCAACAACTTATTAAACTACTTGAACTCATTGATATTCAGCAGACTATGTTTATGCGTGTTACCTTATCTGAGGATGAACATGCTAAACGTATCCTTCAACAAGTACGTGAGGCAGCAGGATTGTTAGGTATGAAACCTGAGAATGTGAACCCTCGCTTCTATGATCAACTTAAAGATCAAGTCAACAAGATGATTAAAGACCTGGAGCAATCTAAATGATGTTTTTTAATGTGATGGCTATTGCTGCTATACTAGCAGTAGTCTGGTTTGTTATAGTTTTTATGAGTGATCCTAACGCATGAAAGATTTATGGAATGGTTACAAGAGGGCTCTATATGAGACCTTCCCCGACCTAGAATATGACCATACATGGGGTGAGTGGGAAGGTAAAGGTACCAACCTTACAGCCCAGATATGGAGGAATAAATGGTTTATTAAGTCCAGAGCAGTAGATATTTGGTCTGACAAAACTAACATATACAATAATATAATTTACCCCAAAACTGGATCTAACCTGCCTTGCTTTGGTATGGATCTTATGGGGTTCTCACCTAAGAAGGTGATTATAGTATTTGATTTCCAGCACCCTGTAGAGAATTTACTCTTTGAAGTTGCTGGTCTACCTGAGGGAAGAGGTGACTATAGGTTCTTTGAGCCTGGTAA